ACGGTGAGCATGTGCGCGGTACAACTGGCTTGCGTTCTGTCGAACAACTCAGAGAATCATTTGTTCCCGTTAATGTAATGAAGACGATGTTCTACGACATTACAGCAAAGCACCGACACATTGAGGACACTCTAAGAAAGGACATCGACGGTAACGTATCGGTAAACATTATTAACGAACCGCCTGTACCTCTTGCAGACCCGTCTGAGGATATGCAGTGCGATAGTTGTCAGTAACATGCAAACTCACACAGAAAATAAAAGTGTCTCGAAAACGTATTCACTTGTACCAAACCTGTTAATTGCCGTTAATCCACTAACGGGAAAACGATTTGCGCGCGTATCAATTAACTACGAATCAAGTGAAGGAACGTCTGGTCTTGATGAAGTGTTTATCTCAGAAGAAGATTTTGACGTATTCTATTCTGAGTACAACTCAGACGAGTATCTTTTGAGGTTAGTAAAGCCAGGGGTTGACGTTACTGAAGGAGATGTCAAGAACTTTATTGAGGAATGAAAAACAATATGGAGTTTGACACAAAGCACACTTTTATACTTATAGCCGCTATTGGCGGTATCGCAAAACACCTGTCTGAGTACTTAAAAGGCTCCACATTCAGAATCAGACAACTGATTGCGAACACTATTGTAAGCGGTTTTTCGGGATACATTTTTGCGGAAGCGGCATACCAAATGAATCCAGAATGGTCTCACGTAGCGGCTGGTATTGGAGGTTACATGGGCGCACAGGCATTGGACTTTGTTTTTTACGTTATTAAAGAAAGATTTGATAAGAACAAATGTCAACCAGATTTGAAGTAAATAAAGTACTATCGGTACAACTGTACACAAATTCTAAGTTCAACTGGAGCAAGAAGTTTATTGCGATTAACGCATACCTTGCAGAACATGCGTCTTTAAAGTGCGAGTTTGAAGTTAAACCATTTGATACTTCAAAGGTAAAGATTTCTGGTGAACACGTAGATAAGTCATGGTTTGATACCGCGGTAACGGCAAACTCAACAGCAGATGTTGTCTGTCTACACATCGACAGAAAGACATGGACAGCACTTGGAGGAAAGAAAGAAAACAACGGTAGATACTTTGTAGACAAAGACGGTGTATCTGAGTTCTATGTTGTAGCAGACGAGAAGCAAACAAAGAATCGCGGTCGCAAGTGGGATATGTTTGTACATACATTTATGCACGAACTATGTCACGCACTCTACTCACGTGGAGGACAACCTCTCAAGTCAATCGTTCTTGATGAGCAATTTATCGCTGGAACAGATAACACACACTACTTCGATAAGGTGAAGAAGAATCTTGACCTCGTGTGGCCTGACATTACATTCCTTAAAGAGTCAAAGAGCGTAATTGCTCGTGTTGTCGATTCGTTGAAGTCTGCTTTCAATAAGCCAACAATCTCTCAGTTTGCAGAAGCAATTAAAGAGTTTGAGGGTTGGTTTGCTCCTGGAACAAACGGTTACCCAAAGGGTTCGGTATCGTACCGCAACAACAACCCAGGCAATCTCCGTTGGTCTCCATTTGAATCAGGAAGCGTAAACAACTTCTCTGTATTTAAAACATACGACGACGGTTGGAAAGCACTCCTTCATCAAATTAGAATTGCAGTAAACGGCAAGTCGAAAGTATATCGACCTACCGATACTATTCTTCAATTCTTTGAGAAGTACGCACCATCGTCAGACAACAACTATCCACACATCTACGCACAATATGTTGCGAAGAAGTTGGGAGTTACAACTGCGTTACGATTGGAGAATCTCCTCGACCAGTAATACCTTTGTAGGCAATGTAATCAAGGTCTGGTACTGGGAAGTATTGCCCGCACTTGTGGCACTTACGGTACAAAGCACCAACAATACCGATGTGGTCTGAACATCGAGATGTTTTAACTTCTTGCACCTTCTTTTGCTTGTTAGCGATTCTTCGGAATGACATTGATATTTTTCTTAACGTACTCTGCTGCTGATATATTAAAGAACACCGCCGCTCCATGGTCTTCTTCTGAATCCCATTCATTGAACCACTGCATAAAGTGTCGGAAGGCAGAGGCTTTGAATCTGTCTAACTCTTCTTGTGAGTTAGCCAACTTCCAATTGTTGTCTCCGTACTTCTCTGCACCACGGGTCATAAGTTCTGCCCAACGCTTGAACATATCCATGTCTACTAGGTCGTAGCGTACCTTTCCTTCCTGAACATCGCGTCTCATTCCAGACGGATAGTCGATTCTCTCGCCAGAATCCTTAGTCTCGAAATTTGGCGTTTTAAGCATGTCGATGACCGTAATGGTATCCAAGTACCCAGTACCCGTAGAATCGAAGATTTGACCGAGTTTCGTGTTCTCACGTGTTGTGGTTAAGCCATTTCTAGACACCGATTTTTGGTTCTTCGAGTTTCCCCTCTTTCGTGAGCCTGTTGAAGTGCTCAACGAGTTCTGGGAGTTGTCCGCGCGTGTAATCTTCTTTTTCGAGGAGTTTGACATATTTTGCAATTTGTATTCTACTAAACTTCATTCCTGAGACCGCTTTCGACAACCAGACGATTGACGAGACGTTCGGATACCTTTCCTTAAAGTGATTGAATCGTTTCATAATTAAAAGACGCAGAGAGAATCACCCCTCTGCGCCGTGGTTAGTCTAGCCATACAGGTGAGAAATCGGTTACTTCTTTTCGGTCGTGATTAACCAAGAAGAAAGCTTGCTTTGGCTTTTCATAATCTGCCTTGATACTCAGCGCGAACGCATTGTATCCGATAAGACAGCCGTTGCAGACGAAGTTACCTCCGTAGAGCAACTGGTGAAAGTGACCAAAACAATCAAGTTCAACAGGGCGAGCCTTATTCCACTGGGCGATTGCCTTTCGCGTCGGGATAAAGATTCCTCCAACACCACCATTGTACTTCAAGTTGTGTCCGTGATGGAAACGAATCTTGAAGCCAGCGATGTCGAGGTAGGAATGATAACCCTTAGCGATGACAAACTTCACACGCTTCTCATCTTTGAACTCACCACCGAGAAAGTGGTACATGAGATACTCGAACGAGTTTGCGTGTTCGTTGCCTTGGTGGACAGTTCGCGTTGCGCGACCGTGATTACCTGAGTGACACGGAACAGTGATGTTCACGTTTGTATTCTTCAAAAGGTAGCGAATCCCTGAACCGATATGACTCGCGACCTCCAAAAGAGCCTCACCTGGGTCGAGGTTGGTGTCGATTTCCTCGTGAATGTTTCCTGTGATGAAGTCACCAAGGAGAGCAAACACGAGGTTTTTCACCTCAATCGACTTTTGTTTAGCATTGACCAGACGTGCGACGTTGTTAAAGAAGTTGTGGATTCTGACAGTACCGATTTTACGGTCGAACTCATTGAGTCCATCTACTGCATCTCCACGCACGTCTTCTTCGTAGTGCCAGTCGGAAGCCAGTACAACAGCAGTTGCTTCTGAAGCCTTTGACTTCTTTGTGGGTAACTCATAGAACGTGACTTCTGGAAGAATCTTTACTGCGTCAATGAGACTCTGTTGCTCCTCAATGATTCGTGCAGATTCTTTCAACTTCTCCTTATCGTTTGCGCGGTCTCGGATTTCCTTACCACGCTCGATGTCAGCTAGTACCGAAGTACCAGGTTTCACCGCCGTAAACGAGTGCCCGTGAACCGTCTTGTAACGCTTGCGATAAGCGTCGTAAGAGATTCCGCACTTCTCAGCACCAGTCGAAATATCAACTGATGGATTCTCTAGTATGTATTTGTTGATGTTCATAGAACGACCTCCAGAAATAAGTATGAATCCAAAATGAGGTCTTTGACATTGTACTACTTTCTGTAGTGTAGAAATAGTCAAGAGACTGTGGATAACTTTCGTTGTATACTCAAAAACAGAGGAACGTGAATTACTCACAATCCACAACCCCGTACATTATGAATCATGAAAACACTTCTCACTCGAATCGAGGAGGACAATCCTCTGGTGTGCCGAATCTTTTTCGGTCTTCTGAAATTGCCCAAATCGAAGAAGAATCGCTCAAGGCGCGCAAGGCACCTACCAAGAGATTCGTGTCGTTCTGCATCAAAACGCTGACACACAAATTTACTGGTTGGTGCAAGCACCCCGTCGCAAGCACAAAACAAACCGTTCAATCGGTTCGCAACAAACTTTCGACACCTGCTGTCCAACAAGAATTTCCCCTCGGGGATTAGTGCCGACTGGAGTCGCTACCTTAGGCACCCACACTATCTCTTCGGGGGTAGTGTGGTTTTTCTATCAAAAATATCGACGGTCGCACTGTATTTCTTTTTACACATACTAATTACTTTCAATACCGCACCGAATCTTCTTGCGTAATACTGCTCAACAACGTCAGATTGATAATACGTTTTTATGTGCCAACCGTCGTAGTTTTCTATGACAATAATGTTGTATGGTTTTGATACAAACGGGCTTTCTTGTTTAACAAATTCACGTGTTGTTTTTGTAACGACAATATCCTTTTTATTGAAAAGATACTTTGGCCTGCTACAAACATCGCAGGTTCTCCAACGTGCTATGTGTAAGATACAACCACATTTCTTGCACCTATTCTTTGGTCCAGTCTTTGCACAATATGGCTTCTTGTACCGCTTCATACACATAGTATAGGCGTACAACTTCGTATCACAAACCGAGGGTGTGGATAAACCGCTTGTGTATGCTTGTAGGCGTTATAATATGAGTATGGCTCAAAAAGTTCCAACAAAGAACCCATACGAGTCCAAGACAATCATTGGTGCGGTAGTAATGCTCATCGCGTATCTTGCACAAGCAAATGGATACGAAATTGGTGAGGGTGAAATTGCAACCGTGATTGAATCGGCAATCGGTCTTATCGGTGCTGCGCTCGTAATCTACGGACGTATTACCGCTAAGTCGAAGGTCGTCTGGACGGCAAAGTAACGACCCCCGCCTAGTCGTCGGGTAGTGTGACATAGCGTCGTTACGAGAAGCGACTGTTTTCGACGTTCTCTACAAATATATAAAATACAAATCATTCATTCTTGGTTTAATTGTTGGCTCGGCTGTATTTACTAATCATGTTTACGCAGAAGCCCCAATAATTGAACAACCAGTAGTTGAAGTTCCAAAGACACCTCGTCAGTTAGTTGATGAACTCTTCGGGAAAGACGCAGATAAGATGTGGCTGACATTCGGTTGTGAATCTGGACACCAACAGTTTTGGGCAGACGGTACGCCAAAGGCTTCTCCAACAAACGATTTCGGTTTTGCTCAGATTAACCGAAAGGTGTGGCACGAAAAATCAATCGAACTAGGTCTTGATTACCAGAACTCTCTTGAAGATAATTTGCTTATGGCAAAGTACGTCTACGAGGTTCAGGGAATCAGTGCTTGGGTATGCGCTCATAAACTTGGTATTGTGTAGTGTCCTTAGTTGTCCCCAGAGAGACCCCGAAAGGGGTTTTTCTTTTTGGCGTGATAGACTATTTAAGTCAGGTAGATAGAAAAACCACCCGCCAGTTCAGAGGAGAGGGTGGTATTTCTTTTACCTAGGTTGGGTTTGTTTACGCTACCCTCGCGGCTCTTCGGTTGCCCGAATCACCAAACGCACGAGCGAACACAGTTCACAGTTTTATATTACCACGTCTTTTGCACTTTGTCAAGTAGACCATGGCTTAGTCATACTACTTGAATCTCGCACGAAGTCAACTTATCCACAGGCATTGACTTGCCCCTCTGTAATGGTTGTATACTTGGAACGACGGTACAACAGAATACCTACTTGGTAGGCGTGTGGGGGGTAATGTTGAGCGCACGAAAATTGCTCGACGGATTAAAGCGACGCGGAGAAATAGTTTCCAATCGCAATCTCTAAAAGTTAGTTCCGAACCGTAATGGGGGTTTGGGGGAGATTTGCTCAACGAAAAAATAGTTTATGAATACAGTTACTAAATCTAAGAAGATACAGAGGATTGAAGGGATATTGAATAGATTGTTGGAGAAGAAAGAACTGACAGAAAGAGAAAAGCATTACGCAAATAAGTTATGCAGAAGACTGGGAAAGAAGTTCGTGTTTGGTGGTTTACGGAAATATGAAGGACGCGCGCCGCGTAAATACGAAATCTACATAAACAGTCAGTGGTGGGAGAAAAGAAAAAACCTGTACTTTCAGAATCATAAACGTCAGTGCCTTAACTGTGGTTCTTTTTCCTTTATTGAATTGCATCATTTGAAATACAGAGCGTCTGAATTTGGTTACGAAAAAGACGAAGACCTCGCACCTCTTTGTCGTCAGTGTCATAAAAGTTTCCACGAATTATTTGGAGTTAAGAAAGACAGCCATAAAGAGTTCCAGTTGTGGTTAAGAAACAACAATAATATTTAACTAATATTTATTTAAGTCACAAAAATGACTATTACATACGAGACAGCAAAGAAATTAAAAGAACTTGGGTTCAATCAAAATCTCGAAAGAGAAGATGAGAGAGAAGGAAGCTGGTATACAGATTACGGAGTACTAGATGAATTTCATTGGAGCCAACCTGGATATTACGTTCCAACACTTTCTGAATTAATCGACGCTTGTGGAAAAGATTTCATGCTAACGAATGAATGTGGAAAATGGGAAGCATGGAGCGGTTCAAACAGTGATTTTGTCCGCATGGGTGAAGGTGGTGCTGAATTCCAATGTGAGGCGGAAGAACCAGAAGAAGCAGTTGCTTTATTGTGGATTCAAATAAATACGAAATAGTTATCCCCACCTAACTGTTTACACATTTAGTGTAGAGGAACATACTTACTGTATTAGTAATAAAACACGCACAACTCGTCGGTGATATGGCGAGAAGTGGAATGTAAATATGATAACAACACGAACAATCTCATTCCGCACACACAAAGACGACGAGAAAGAGTTTTCAAAGATTTGTGCAACGGTTGGAATAACTAAATGTGAAGCGTTGAGAAATCTATTGTCATCATTCTTGGAAATGTATTCTGATGATATGGAAATCGCGCGACAGGTAATTCAAAAGTAATGACAAAAGAAAGCGAAAAGAAGTTTTTAGAACAACTCAAAGCGATTAAAGATTTGCACCCACAAAGCGAGGAGTTTGCAAAACTATTGTCGAGATACGACTTGCCGTTTACGACAGTGCAAGCAATCAGAATCCTAAAAGGTATCGTAAATTAGTTATCCCCAACCCTAGTGTTTACACATTATAGGCAAGGTATACAATGTAGGTATTAGAGGTTAAACAAAAAGTATGCAACTTGTATTTCCAAAAACACCGCAGTATCAGGCAAAGAAATCACAAAGATTGACGGTACAAGAATAATCCACAACGAACACTGCTTCACGTTCACATTACCAAACGGTAGCACATGGGAAGACAACGGAGAGTACATGGAAGCACGGACACCAGACGGTACATTACAGGCGGTAATTAAGAAATAGACATGTTCGATAAAATCCTTAACTTTGTAATCACTGCTTGCCTTATTGCAATTCTACTTTGTCTTGCTGTTGGTGCGATTGTAATGACGTACGCATTTTCAATTAACATGCTAACCAACTACTAACATGCTCAAATCAGGACAATTCGCACTCGTAACAAACGACTGCGTGGTACGAAAGGGAGAGACGGTGGAAGTATTTATTCCATGCAAATACGGTGGCACATTTTGTTGGTACAACAACATGCAAGTTGTTATCCCCGATGAAAACCTCACCCCAATCAAAGCAGAGAGGTGGAAGCCGAAAGCACAGGAGTCCTATTGGTTTATTAGCGGTACTGGAGATGCTTCTCATACATATTGGGACGAATTCGGATTAGATGAAAAACGTTGGAACGCCTACAACGTATTCCGCACAGAGGAGGAGGCAAAAGCAGAAGCCGAAGCAACATTAGCAGACCGTAAAGCACGGTTGGATAAGTAACTAAAATAAAATGAAAACACTAATTATCGTATATCTACCGTACCTTTTGTCAGCAATTACAATTTACTCGATGCTTCTTGCTGGAAATAAGAAGCGAGGCGCATGGCTTGTTGGCTTGGTGAATCAGTTGCTATGGCTTGTGTGGATTGTAAACACAGCGTCATGGGGACTTATTCCAATGAATCTCGCGTTGTGGATTGTGTACGGCAGAAATTATTTCAAGTGGAAATAGTTATCCCCATAGCACCTATTGGCGAGTAATACAGTGGTGGTAAACTATTAGTTGGTAGCACACGTTCGTACATTTAATCTGTGGCGGTGCGAGTAATCTAGCAGACGAACCACAACGGGATTGCGTGGTGATAATGTATCCCTCTCGTTGCCCCACAGACTAAGTGTATGAACAACGTTTTGCCGACATCGGGAAAACGATAATCGAACATCACAGGGGCGGTCGGTCGTGAGGAAACAAATCGAACACAATACTTCGTAAGCGCGGTAAAGTTCTAAACCCGCGTTCTGTATCGACCCCGCCTGTGGTGTTTGAGCCACCGTAGTTGCACTTTAATCAAGTAGTAATAAATAATTACTCTATTGCCGATAAATGTGCCGTGGGTTGCTCCCTACCAGTACAATCGTGCAGCTACGTATTGCCTTGTCGTCTAACGGCAGGACTATATTATGTTGTAACTATAAACTAGGTACGATATAATATAGGTATTCCATCGTGGGGTAACGGTAGCCCGCTAAACTTTGGATTTAGAGATGCGCGTCCGATTCGTGCCGATGGAACAAATATATGCAAAAGAGAAACATTAAAGAGAAGATTATCGAAAGAATTAAACAAGGAAAAAACCTCCTTGAAATTACAAGAGAATTTAATTGTGCAAAATCGACAGTATCTCACCACGCGAAAAAGATTGGCCATAAATTTCCAAAGAGCAGACCATTTGCTATATACAGCAAACTTGACTGGATTCGTGTTCAAGAACTGGTAGACCAAGGAAAGACATTTAACCAAATAAAAAAGGAAATCGGTATCTGTTCTGCAACCCTCACAAACGCAAAAAAGAGAGGACTTTTCAAAACAAAAAAACTTCCAGTCCAAATGAGTCTAAGTGAACTAGAAGATAACTTTGATGGGAAAAGAGCCGTATGTCACATAAGAAGACTTTTCAAAAATAAACTAAAAGAATTACACGGTTGCAAATGTTCGATGTGTCAAAACGAGGATTGGCTTGGTAAAAAACTATCACTAGAACTAGACCATATAGACGGTAATCCGTTTAACAACAAAGCAAGCAACATGCGTCTTATCTGCCCAAATTGTCATAGCATCACAGATACATGGAGAGGTAGAAATACTTTATTAGCAAGAATGAAGAAAGACCAAAAATAGTCATCGTGGTTCGATTCCATGCGAGGCAACATGATAAAAACAAATAACTTATTCGGAGATGCGATAGATAGATACAAGTCCCAGAAGAAAGTAGCACGTTCAGCACGAGATGAAATTATAAATGCATTTGTTGAAGGGATAAACGGTGAGAGAAAATCCACAGGATTGAAACCGTTGAATCCGAGAGTGATTGCTGTGTTAATCAACAAGAATCCGTTTCTCGCAAACAGCGTGAGTGAGTGTTGGAACCTTTACAACGAGTGCAAAAAGAACGGAAATTATAAGAAGTTTTGGTGGGTCGTTAAACCAAAGAAACCTGTGGATAACTCGGTTGACGACATATTCTGAACGTCTATACTAATAGTAGGTTATTGAATTGACAACTGGGTTTTTTGTTTTTCCCAGTCTTCCGAGGAGCTTACCTCCTCCATTTGTTCCTCACGGAACTCGGTTGTCAGTTCAATAGCCAATTACAAAAAACAAATAAAAACATGTTTGTAAAAATTCAGGTCATGGATAACAACACGACCACAGTTAGAGAGTCAATTTATAAATACCAAGGTCAGGATTTCGGTGAGATTGTAGAAAAGTTGGCTGAAGAAACAGCAGAACATCTTTCAAACCGCCGTAAGGAATGGCTAACAGAACGCAAGTTGTCTGAATCAAGTATTCAGTACGACGAGAGCGGCGATGAGTACGTTGTTATCGAAGGTTACGAAGACTTTGTAGACGGCGAAGGTGTAGACCACCCATCACACAAAGAGTATCTTCCAAACTACATTAACAAGTTGTATGCGTAAGCCATTTGTCCCTAGTCCTTACATGGTTGTTGCGATGCTACGCAAAGCACGACACACAAAGGATTGGTTTAAGATGAAGAAAGCCGCACATATGGCAGAGTCGATGGGTTCCCACGCATTTGACTACAAGCCAGACGACGATGTTTTCATCACACAGGGAGACGTCAAAGAGAATCAGTATCCAGGAGTAGATTTATCAGATTACGACCATAATGACCCATTCTAATATGCAAGACATATCACACAGACAGTTAAAGGATAAGGCAATCGTTCTTAAAGGAAAGAATTACGTTCAGGTTGTAGACCGCATCAGATTCTTTAACGAGAATTATCCGAAGGGTTCGATTACAACTGATGTTGTTCAGATACTTCCAGGAACAAACGCAACCTACGTTGTTAAGGCAACAGTAGACACGGGAGAAGGTCAGAAGTTCTGCGGTCATTCACAGGCTACAATGGGTACAAAGGGTGCGAACATGGAAGCCGCACTCGAAAACGCAGAGACTTCTGCTGTTGGTCGCGCTCTCGGAATGATGTGTATTGGAGTGATTGATTCAGTCGCTTCAATAGACGAAATGAAGAAAGCAAAGGTTGACGGTACAGAAGACATAAACATTAACGATATATTCTAAACACATGGAAATTAAGATTTACCTCGCAAAGAACAACAAGAAGGAGAAGCCAACGCACCCAGACCTTCGATTGTCCCAGATTACAGAAGACGGTGAGTTCCTCGACATCGGTGCATTGTGGCTTTCAAAAGACCCGAACAAGAAGTCGTACACAGGTCGCATTGATATGAACAAGGTGCAACTCGGTCCAAAGCCAGTGGAGGAGCCTGTCGAAGACGCGGACCTCGCTAAGGTTGCAGCAGTGTTTGAGACACCAGCACCAAAGGTAGACAACTATCCAGCTAGCGCAGAGATGCCTGGATTCTAAATGAGAATCAAGACGGACAAAGCAGACGCATTGTTCTCGAAGATGATTCGAGAGAGAGACAACTGGACATGCGTATTCTGTGGAACCGTCTATACGCCACCTACAACTGGACTGCAATGCTCTCACTTCTGGGGAAGAAGTAACAAAGCAACACGCTTTGCGCCCTCTAATTGTGACGCGCTGTGCTACGGTTGTCACGTCAGGCATGAAGGAAACAAGCAAGGTTATTATCGGGACTTTAAACTAAAACAACTTGGAACTAAGGAATACAAAGCTCTCGAAAAGCAAGCACGCACTCCTGCGAGCTACGGGAAGAAAGAAAAGAAAGAATGCTTCAAAGTCTTGCAAGCCCAATATGCAAATCGTGAGCATTTCAGACCAAACTGGTCAGGCTGGATTCCAAGTACCGAGTGAGTTTCTGTTTGAGTACCGTGGTAAGTTCTTTCTATCAATGGAAGGAGCAATCTCTCTCCTCAAAGCACTAGAAGTTGACGCAGAGTCAATAGTTGCTAGTATCATGGACAGAGAAGTTGCTCAGGAGTTAGTCAGTGAATATTACAACAACGTAGAAACTAAATATCAAATCAAATGAAGACAGCAATCGTACTCGCACTTATCGTTATCGCAGGACTCTTCGTCTATCAAGATGTAAACGGTTCAACCGCACTCTATACAAAGGGTAAGGTAACTGTTGAGAAGTTTGAGGACAAGACAACTAAGGCAACGTGTTACGTTCTCTCGAACGGCAATGGTCTCTCTTGCGTAAAGTAAGACTATAATAAAAGGTATGGTCACATACCGAGGAGAGAAATTCTCAGGCTACAACAAGCCAAAACGTACACCAAGTAACTCGAAGAAGTCGCATGCGGTTCTTGCAAAGGCAGGAGACCGTGTGCGTCTTATTCGTTTCGGTCAGCAAGGAGTATCTGGTTCGCCAGACGGCTCAAAGCGTAATCAGGCGTTCAAAGCACGACACGCAAAGAATATCAGTAAGGGTAAAATGTCTGCCGCGTACTGGGCAAACAAAGTTAAGTGGTGATAGCATAAAAGTATGAAATACAAACCAACAAAAAAGAAGTCAATGAGTCCTATGAAGGCGCTCAAGACAAAGATTCCAAAGACGATTGCTCCGATTAAAAACAAGACAAGGAAAAATACTGTTCCTGCAATTAGAAACCGTCGCTTCGTATAGTTATCCACACCTTGAAGAAATACCACTTATGTGGTATTTTTTTAATATATGAAGAAAAAGATTCTTGTTGGTAATGAAGCACGCGCAGCATTAATGGCAGGTATTAACTTTGTGGGCGATACACTCGGTAGAACACTTGGTCCCAACGGTAAGAATGCAATCTACGGCGATAGATTCCGTACACCGACCATCACAAACGATGGTGTATCAATCGCAAAGCAAATCGAACTAACCGACGACGCACAGAATCTCGGTGCTAAGACCATGATTGAAGTGTGCCAGAAGACCAATGACCGTGCAGGAGACGGAACAACAACGTCCGCTGTTATCGCACAGAAACTCGCGAACACAGTTAATGACTTGATTACAGATAACGGATTGGTAATCACAAAGAAGCCAAACGTCTTGGAGATTCGCACCAAGATTGAGAAGGAGCGCGAACAGGTCGAGGAACTGTTGAATAAGTCAGCACGTCCTTTGAAGAAAGGTGAGTTGGCTACTATTGGTCGTGTATCAATGGAGAACGAAGAACTTGGAAAATTAGTTGCAGATGTTGTCGAGAAGGTTGGTGCAGATGGTTCAGTAAACGTCGAGGAAGCAGAACAGAAGGATATAACGGTTGAATACAAAGAAGGTATTGAGATTCCTCTTGGACTCTACACACCGTTGATGGCGAACAAGAAAGACGGAACATTCAAGCAAGACAATCCTAAGATTATCGTAACGAGCCACAAACTCACAGCGATTGCACAGGTTCAGAAGATTGCGCAAGAGGTTGCGAACACTACACCTGAGTCGGCACTCATTATTGTTGCCCCCGAGTTTGACCCCTCAATTATTGCCGCGTGTGTAGCAAACAAGATTCACCAAGGCTTTGTAATCCTGCCTGTTCGATACTATGAGTCATACCAAATGGAACTCGCAGAAGATATTGCGGCTAAGACTGGAGCAACATTTATTCGCCGTGAGACAGACCGTCTTGAAGATGTACTTCTGTCGTCGCTTGGAACGTGCGATTCTCTTTCAGTTGTTGATGACCGCACAACATTTATTGGTGCGAAAGCAGATGTATCAGAGCAAATCAAAAAGATTAAGGCGGTAAAGCCAAAGTCAGAATACGATAAGGTTCAGCAAGAAGAGCGCATCGCTTCATTGAAGGGCATGGTTGCAACAATTAAGGTAGGCGCAAAGACTCATCAAGAGCGTACCTATTTGAAGTTGAAGATAGATGATGCTGTGTGCGCATGTAAGATGGCTGCACGTTCTGGTGTTGTGCGTGGTGGTGGACTTGCTCTATACAATATCGCAGACCAATTCGAGATTCTTAAAGACGCTCTCAAAGCACCGCATGAAAAGATTAAGGAGAACGGAACAAAGACAATCCCTGAATGGGTGTATGACCCTGTTGATTCAGTAAAGGTTGGTTTGGAAAACGCCTGTTCAGTTGCGTCGTTGGTACTTACCACAGACATTCTTATCGCAGAAGTAGAAGATGAAAAAGAATAAAGGATATCTTATTGTTGGTTTCGATGGTGAACAGTACTTCACTCCGTTTTCGTTTCTGCCATTGCAGATTGGTGAGAATGACAGAAGTAATAGTGCGCTTCGAGACAATTTTAATGTGTTGCCAGACCTACAGACTGCTGTAACAGCACTTTCTGCTGGAAGAGGCATCGCAGAAGTAAACCGTGATGGCGAGCAACGAGTAACAATCAACAAAGTTTCAGACTTTTTCTTGAATAAAGACTTAATTGATATTAATAAAAAAGTTCGTGACAAATTCAATATTTCGTCGCGACTGTCTGGTTTGTACTTTGGAGTACCGACTGATAAACAAAAAGAACTCGAACAGTATCTCGAATCGTTGATTTTTAAAAACAGACGATGAAATTTTTTACTGATAGGGACGCTGCATCAATAAGATTGTTTTCTGCGTACGACCATATTCGAGAAATGGTTGGAGATTATCTTTCAGAGACGAGAGTTACAACCAGCAATATAAGTGCATATTTTCAATTATCAACGTCACAAATTCAAACAGCTCTTGGTTTATGCGGTAGTCAAATATTACTTGAGGGAAACCAGCCTGAAAAAGAATGCTGGAAAAAAGGAATATATTTGAATCAAATTCTAACAAATCCCGATTTGGTTTTTCAAATTGAAAAAGATTTGTCCAGAGGACTTTCTTTTTAAAACGGCTAGTTGTTTGTCATTTCTCGCAGCGTAATTGCGCGTCGATTTGAACTCCAACTAATTGGAGAAACTATAAATCTTTGTATCAAATTCATTTACCGATTTTCGGATTTGAAGTCGGGGTGGGGGTGATGTTTCTGTGGAAGTACTAGGCAACATAACTTGCATGTTGTCAAATTGTATGGTGTAGTATCTTGACATAGTGTACATTGTGTTGTGTAATGCGTGTATGCCTGATATTGCGTTGCTGCGATACCACAACGTAACAATAACACATCACCAGACTGCACAGAATCCCCGTAGCGTGAAGTAAATATGAATCATGTAGGGTAGTAGCACCCCGTATATTTACGTTCGTTATACGGGCAAATAACGCAAAAACCCCGCACCAGTAGTTAAACTGATACGGGGTAGAATTGCGTGCCCCTTGCGGGGGAGACAAACTAGCGCGTTATTTCTTTGTATATACCTTTTGCGAGACGTTTAATCTGTTCGTTGCTTGATGTAAGCATCGTTCGTAGCGGTGTATCCATCGTGACTGATTCTGAGCGTGTTTCTTCTTCGATTTTTGCATCTTCTTTGACGGCTTCTTCTTCAAGGGTTTTTGCTGCGCTTCGTGCTTCTTCGAGACAATACTTTTCATAGTCTCCGTAGTAGCCCGAACATGAATCAATAACTTTTCCTTCTTCGTTTTTGATTGTGTACATGTAGCAACCATCAAAATATTCCTTCCATGTTGCAAGCGTGCTTTTTGCTTGCTCGTCACTATCTGCGACAATCATGCAATCACCATACTCCGTCTCGATATCACACTGATTCTCGAATTCTTCCATGATTGTTTCATCATCCATACCGTCAAACCAGCCGCTATTCTTTGACTTCTCTAGGAATGACTTTTTTAAGTCATCTATCGTGTAGCCCTGAGTCATATCGCGCAATACTGGATTTGATGCTGATGAATATGAATTCCATGTAACGAAATAAAATTTACTCGTTTGATTATCGAGTACGGCATCTATCAAGTGTTTATATTTGAATTTACCTTCACTCATTACATGGAAGTCTCGTTGATTTGCGAATAGTAAACCATCTTCCATCTCGTTCGGATTCTGAGCGAATTCATCATTATCAATCAACACGTTAAAACGACCAACCTTTTCTTGGTATATAGATTTCATTGTTTTTTATTTTATTGTAAATGTGCGCGGGTAGTATCCCGCATCAATGCCCCTACGGTCAAGGGCATTTGTGCGAGGGGCTACGATGTTACAGTCTGGTTTTCTGTATATGCTTCACACTCAAACTCATACATTGTATCCATGTATATATTCGCATCAACAGCACCGTTGATATAGTGACACAATCCAGCATGATACAGTGATTCGCTTGATACTGAACCTTTCACGATAGAGTCATCGTATCCTGCCGCGAGTTTCTCAACCTCGGAATAATTACTCTCAATGTACTTTTTGAGATTCTCAGCGTTTACTTGATAATCAGCTGTATACCAGTCAGTTGTATAATTGTAGTATTTTGGGGAACCGCTCTTGATAAAAAAGATGCCCTCGATTATTCCACCCGTTGACGTTTCCTTGTTGATAATTTCGATACTTTTTTGGGAGAATGATTCAATAACGGCGTCAATATCGAATTCAGTTTCTGGGCTTTCATCGGTGTAAGATTCCCCCGTAAAAGTTTTGTAAGTATCAACCGTGATATTTTTGAGGTCTCGATTGTCGATAGTTATTTTCATACTAGAAAATTACGATTGCTAGAATTGCAAGCCCGAACACTGCTGCAATGGTCACCAATTCACAAACACCCGTAAATGTATCGCGAATGATGCGAGCAAGGCGGGATCGTGTGCGCTGGCCTGATACAGAACGATTGAATAGATATTTAAGTTTCATTTGTTTGTTTGTTACCTAACTTTCATACTATATACCTTGTACCTTATAGCAACAAGGGGAGTTATCCACATGTTCACAATAGGACACGTTTATAGATTGGTGTCAACTTTATACCAAGTCCCTACCCTGCTACCTTTTAGGCGGTAGTGTGCTGTTCTACCGTTTTTCATGTTCACGCGCAGCAGAATAATTTTTCCATTTTCTGCCGTACCTATCGAGTAGGATTCATCGCCAAAAAAGGCGATAGCATCGAAAAATACACGGTTTGAATCGTTGTTCCTGATTGCTTGTATTGTAACCATTTGGTTTTAGTTATCGAATCGTACGGCTTCGAGTGTGATTGCGCCCTTGCCGTTGATAGGCTCAACTGTCCAACGGTCACGGCCATACGCGGGTTTATAATCGAGTACACGAACACGAACCTCGCACCATGCGCTACCTGTACCGAGTATTGCGGTTGCTTCTTGGCCAATGCGTGATGCTTTTGCACGTACGGAATCGAGTGCAGCGTCAACGCGCTTTTGTGTTTCTGTTGATAGTTTCATCTATATTTGGTTATACGTTGAGTGTTTCGGTGATGACTTTATAGTAATAATCGTATATTTCTTGTGCTTCTGGCGTGTACTCGATTTCATCGTGATTTTGGTCATAGTCTGACTTTACGACGTCGACGGGGATGTGAAGCGCTCCGCATTCGCGTATGGTTAGTGTATGTGCTAGTTCACACACACAATCCATTCCTACATGTTCGTTTTCGTACGCCATTTCCGCAACCTTCGCAATCTGTAGAATGCTTTGTGGAATATCCCCGCCCTCCTTTGTGTCCCATACTGTACCACATGGGCTTATTTCATATCTGTCGTTTACTATTGCACAATCCATCTGTTCGCTTATTTCGATTTTCATATGTTGTTTGTTTATTGGTTAGTTCTCAAGCCTTCTTTGATGCGCTCCTCTGTATCCTTCCACGTTATATCGCCGCAAGCATCTGAGTACAGTTCGATTGCATCTTTGACGAATAAGGGGAGTTTCTTTTGCAATCTAGCAGCCTGCACAATCGCTAGAACAAATAATCGCTCTTGCTTGTAATCCATCGTTGTTTGTTTATTGAGTAACCTCGGACTCATGCAGTATATCCCTATCCCTGATAGTGTCAATGAGGAGTTATCCACAGCAACAAAACACACAACAATAAAAGGTGATTGTCAATAAATACATGCAGCGAATAGCGTCTATAATAGAGGTATACCGTACGGTATTTGGAAAGCATCACGGCACACTCATAGACGGTGCTGGTCGCCCTCAAACGAGGGGTACACAATAAACGCGAAGGGCAGGCATTGCATAGGCAACCTTGACTCAGAGCGATAAGCGTGATGTATAAAGAATACTCATCAGACAATACAATAAAGAGGAAGTAAACAGCGTCAACGACGTCTATGCTTTTGCATAACTATCTCAAAGGTACCAATCGGAGCGAAGTCAACGACCGTTATTGTGGGATTGTTGACGCCTTAATCAAAGGTTGACAATCCTAACAACCGTTGTATAGTAAATGTATGCCTCCAGAGAAAGCTCGAAAGATTTTGCGCGAGTATCCATTGAATCACTATAACGCTAAGAAAACATTGATGGCGAACGGATACACGGAACAAAGCGCCGAAAAGGCTTCCACTACTATTATGGCGCGTGCTGTTAAAGCTGTTGCGAAGGATATTGCGAATACTCCGTTAGAAGATATTCGAAAGAAAACACGTTCTAGTATGGAAATACTGGGTTTATCGACGGATGACGTAGCGTCTACTCTTAGAAAGATAGCAACAAACGACCGTGATTATGCTTCTGCTCTTAAAGTCCTCGCAGTCCTTGCGAAAGAGATTGGTGTTAACCTAACGAGTGAAGAGACAAAAACTCAACCGTTGTTGAATATCACCGTAGAATCAGGAAACAGTGACAAAGAACCAGACAATATAACTGGACATCTGTCAAGTAATGTTGTAGAGAAAACGGCTGGTGATAGTGCCGCTGATTACGTAGAGAATGTTGACGAGTGTCAAGAAATGTTGAGTGATGGGGAGGGGGGCATCGGCGAGGAGGAGGAGAATGAGTAAAGTTATGGGGAGTGCTCGCTATAAATTTTCCAAATTAAGAAATATTACACAACACAAAATGAACTTTGTCAAGATACAGAATGCAAAGGTAGATAACTTCAAGTGGACTGAATATTCCTTCTTGTTCTTTGGAGAGGAATTTTCTTACTTCGATGAAAAGATTGGTTCTGTGTTCCAATTCGGTTTGATGGGAGACGGCAAGCATGTGTATGTAGTTAAAGACGACCTCAGGCACGAGATTGCTGATGAGGTATTCTATCTTAGTTGTAACTCTCTATCGTTGTTTGGCTTTACTGTTGTGTGGAGGTTTGAATCTACTATTGTTGATTTTATTAAAGATGTTTGGAGTAAGCTCACACACTAGATGGATTACGAAGAGATGGGAAAAGCGTGGCTCCGTGGTGAGTTAAACATCAAGGAGTTCAATGGAATCAAACTCAATCAGAAACAGATTGATTTCATTAAAGATAAGAACCGTTTTTCTCTTATCTCGGGAGGTATGGCTTCAGGAAAGACAACAGCGTGGATAATCAAGTTCATTCTGATTACTCAATGGTTTCCTGGTACACGTATTCTTATTGGTAGAAAGACGAAGACCAATGCGATTAGTACGTTTATGAAGGACTTTGCTGATATTTGTCCTCCTGGATTGTATGAACATAAGGTTGGTGAGGCTAAGTTGATATTCACCAATGGTACTGAAGCAGTGTTCTTTGGTCTTGATGCTCTTCAAGGTGGTGGTGAGGATATTAAGAAGGCAGAGCAGGAGTTGAAATCTCACAACTTCGGCTTTATCTTTATTGACCAGTTGGAAGAAATCGAGAAGAAGGTCTTTGATGCTCTTAACTCTCGTATGCGTCGTAGACAGTGTAAGCACTCACCTGAACAAGATGCTACTGTTGTAAACGATAAGCAAGGAAATCCTTCGTATGAAATGTGTAATGTCTGTGGTAAGTACACATTCATGCAGATGTGTATGACAACAAACCCAGCAAACTATTGGGGATACAACTTCTTCAAGGCAGCACCACAACCGTTCTCACACCTTGTTGAGACTTCGATGATTGATAATAAGCAATTCCTTTCAAGACAGTTCTTGGAATCTGAATTGAACAAACCAAAGATATACGTTGAGAGGTATGTCTACGGTATTTGGGATACGTCGATTATGGCTGAAGGTACTGTGTTCTATGAGGAACAGATGCGTGACCAGGAGATGTACTCGAAGACTCCTATTCGTACACTCGATGGTATTAAGATATTTGTTGAGCCAGATAATCACGAGTACCAGATTGGTATTGACCCGTCGCTTGGAGAATCTGACCCATGCTTTATTGCTGTTGTTGATAAAGATACAGGAGAGTTAGTTGCTACATGGTCTGCCTACGTTCCGACACGTGCTATTACTGAGAAGGCTGTTCAGTTAGCGATGATGTACTCAAAGAAGTCCAAGCCACTTATTGTGCCTGAAGCAACGGGAGTAGGTCAGGCTCTTGTTGAAGACTTGAAGAAGGTCTACGACGAGTTGTATGTTCGTGAAGTATTCTCTAATCGTCTTCAGAAGAAAACACAGAAGATTGGTTTCTATACAAACTTCCAAAATAAGACACTCCTTATTGAAAACTTTAAGAACCTTCTTAATCGTCAGTTCCCAAAGATTTACGATACTTCCGTAATTGGTGAGTTAAAGATGTTCCGCTATACCGATGAAGCTGCGAAGAAAGGTGCTGGTGCGCCAAATGGATTCCATGACGACATGGTTATGGGAACACTTCTTGCATACTGGAATCTCGAAGCAAAGTACACACAACCGAAAAATACACACGAAGCAGATGAATATGTTATCTATTCGTCAGACTTTGAATAAATGGCTCTATAATAAAAGTAAATGAAACTTACTTCAGAGCAGATTTCCAAAGAGGCTATTGCTATCGTTGATAACGAAGTTACCGTCAATGAACGCGCAGTAGTACAGATTACTGACAAGGTACGCTTTGATATGCGTGACCTTATTAAAACATTCCGTAAGAACTATTACGGCGTATTTGATAAGCCATACGACCCAATCACACGTCGCAAGAAGATTTGGTATCCACTTACTGAAGAACTTGTAGACACCATTGCTCCGAAGATTAAGGTTGGTACAAAGAACATTCAGTTCCGCGCAAAGAACAACAAGGGTTACGGAACAACTGAACTCGTGCGTGAGTCTGTTCGTGAGTATCTTACTGGTACGTACTTTGGTGAAGATGCAGACAAGATTGCGTCAACAATTTCTATTGACGGTACTTGCGTTCTTAAAACTTGGAAGGAAGGTAAGGGTCCAATGAAGCAATCGTTGAAGCGTTCTATTGTTGATTTGCTAAATGTCTACATTGACCCGAGTGCAGAGTCGATTCAGGCGGCGTATCGCTTCACTGAACGCTCTTTGATGTTTGCTGACCAACTCAAATCCATGAGTGGTTGGGTTAATACTGAAGGAGTACAAGGAGTTACAGGACTTCACATTAATGATGAGAACCTCTCAAACGGAAATGATTCAACAACTGAGTCAGTAGATGTTTACGAGATGTGGGGTAAGATTCCTAAGTATCTTGTAACTGGTGAGTCAGACGACACAGATGAGATTGATGGACATATCGTAATCTCTGGTCTCGAATCAAATGGTCCTCGTCTCCATCTTATCGAACAGAACAAGAACAAGGACAACGAAGGAAATATCATCAAGCCTTACGAGGAGGTTCGTTATACAAACATGCCTGGTCGTTGGTACGGCAAGGGTATTGCTGAAAAGGTTTTGATGATTCAGTTGTCTCTCAACATCAACATCAACATTCGACACAACAGAGCATATGTTTCTCAGTTGGGTCTATTCAAGATTCGTAAAGGTGCGAACATCACACCTCAGGAACTTTCACGCCTTGGTTCAAACGGTGCAATTCTCGTCAACAACATGGACGACATCGAGCAACTTGTTATGCAAGAGGCTTCGCCAGCGTCATATACAGACGAGACAAACATGCGAACCATCGCGCAGCGCATCACTTCTGCGTTTGAGACGGTAACTGGTGAGTCACTTCCTGCTTCAACAACTGCTACCAACGCAGTTCTTCTTAACCGTTCTGCATCTTCTTCATTCACAGGCATTATTGAACGCATCGGATTGTTCTACCAACGCTGGATTGACCGCCATGTCCTCCCACACGTAGCAGATGACCTTAAATGTGGAACGATTGTTCGCATGTTGGGTGGTACAGACGAGTTTGAGAAACTTGTTGAACGTGTTGCGGTATACGAAGTCAACCGAAAGATGGACGAAGAGTACGAAAATGGTCGTATTCCTACTGACGAACAGATTATGCAAGCTGTTGAGGTTGCAAAGAAGCAGATTATGGCTCGCAAAGACCTTTTCATTAAGGTTATTGACGACGTCGTAACAAGTGCAGTTGATACTCACGTCTACATCACCAATGAAGACCTCGACATTTCTGTAACAATCGACAAACTCACGACTGTTCTTCAAATGACACCTGAATATCGTGAGGTTATTGTTCCTCGCATCTTCGATTTGATGGGACTACCTAAGCCTGAACTTCCAAATGTTCCTCGTGAGCAGACGGGTTCACTTCCTACTGGAAATCCTTCACAAACAAACGCAGAAGCAATGATTTCTTCGTTCTCAAATGGTCAACGTGACCAAAAGCAACCACGCATGTCTGTTGCTCAGATGTAGACAAGTGGTAATTTGTGTTGTATAGTTTTAAGTAGATGCAAACACTGTCACCAGAAGAAGCAAAACGAAAAGATATGCACAGTTTGGTTGGACACCCAGGGTTCAAGCATATTGAAGCAATCTTTATCGACAAGATAATGGATTTGCAGTCAATCCTAAACCTTACAGTTACTTCTGTTGAAGATACGGTAAAGGAGATTTCACTTCGTAAGAATCTTATCGAAGAACTTAAAAGTATTCTCGCTCAGATTAAGGGCGAGGCAAATGCACACGAGTTCGATGATACCGAGGTAGAAGACAAGGACTTGTACGAGAGAGAAGAGTAGCGCACCCGAAACTGCCCCATCGGGCGCACTAACCATTCGCCCTTATCAAGTCTCACTGTACAAATACATATGAATAACGACAACATTACCGAGGAAGCACTACCTGGTGGGGACGGCGTAGAGGAGGTGGAAACCGAATCAACCGAATTCGACCCGTCAGACGCAGAAACGGCTGTTGAAACACCCCAGCAAAAGGAAGCACAATCTCTTTCGTTGGAAGAACTCAACGCCTTTCTCGGAAAAAAGTTCTCCAGCAAGGAAACCGCTTTGAAGTCTATTAAGGATACTTACGGTTTCGTAGGTAAACGAAAACAAGACGCAAAAGAGGAAATTTCAAAAGAAGATTTTATTCCTCGCAGCGAATTCGAGACGATTCTTTTCTATGACAAGAATCCCGACACTGCGAAGCATCGAGAGGTTATCGACGCTTACGCTAAAGCAAACGGTATTACCGCGCGCGAAGCGGCTGAGGTCCCTGCCTTGAAGTCTCTCATTGAGAAGGCTTCGGGCTTCGAGAAGACAGAAGCATTGAAGACAGTAATGACATCTAGCCCAAGACTCAAGCAAATGAAAACATTGAAGGAACAAGCTGCTGCCGCTGCTCAACGTGGCGACCAAGCAACAGCTGAAAGACTTGCAATGCAGATGATGCGTGAATCACGAGGCTAATCGTAAATAATATAAAATTATGTCTGTTGCTAATGCATATCAGACTTACGGTGACGTAAGTCGAAAAGAAGACGTTGTAGAGAATGCTATTGAGATTCTCACAGCGACTGAGGATAATATCCAAAAGTCTCTTGGTAAGACTACTGCTATTGATGAGGTTCACTCATTCCTTACAGATACTCTTGCTACTGCTGGTTCACTCGCTGTACAACAGGGTGCTGATTTCACATCTGCTGCTCTTTCACAGCCTGTACGCCTTACTAACATCGTTCAGGAAGTTGCTCGTACCTTCACCGTTTCTCAGAAGCAGGTGGACATCGAACACTACACTGGCGGTAATGAACTCGACCGTCAGACCACGAAGGCTCTCAAGGACTTCTCTAACGGTGTAGAATTCGACCTCGTACGTTCAACACTCGTTTCGGGTGCTTCAGGTACAACTGCAAAGATGAACGGTATCATCGCTGCAATCTCAAAGTCAACCAACACAACTGCTCAGACTTCAGGTACTGTCTTCTCTGCGTCTATCCTCGATGGACTTATGAAGGACAACTGGGAGAACTCAAACGGTGACGTTGCTACCGACGTTTACACAGGTGGTGGTCTCCGCCAAGTTGTCGACACGTTCGTTCAGAAGACAAACGTTGTTGTCAACACTCCTGGAATGACAGACATCGTACGCACTGTTTCGACATTCGAGACATCGTTCGGTACTGTTAAGTTCATCAAGCACCGCTACGTTGAACAAGCTGCTGACGCTACTGGTCGTGTCCTCGCTATTCGCCCTGAGAAGTTGAAGATTGCATACCTCCGCCGCCCAGTGGAAATGGAACTTCCTTCAAGTGGTGCGTACAAGCGACGTACAATCTACGGTTCTATGACTCTCGAAGTCAACAACCAAGATTCAAACTTCTTCGTCTCTGGCTTCAAGAAGACTCTCTAGTTCGTTGCGTTCTCCCTCCTATCCTTTATGGGTGGGGGAACTCATAAAGGAAACGAACTTGACGCTTTGTAAAGTCGGTGGGAAAATAAATACATGCGACAAGCAACTAAGCAAAAGATTATTGACGCGGTAGACCAGTACAAACAACAGTTCCCAGAAGAGTACAAAGCATTCATTGCACAGACAATCGAAAGACGAAAAGACTTGCGGTCTGAGTTTGCAGAAGCAAAAGGAAAGTACGCACTCAAACGTGTACTCATGGAAATGCCTGAAACTCTCCACAACATCATCAACGACAAACTCGATGTCGGTGAGGTAACAGAGTTCTCTGCGAAAGAAGCGGTAATTTGGTTTGCCCGTACTTACAAAGAATTTGCACTACCTGAGAAAATCTAATGTTTATTGCTCTTTCACTTATTGTTAAGGCTGATGACGCAGAAGCAAAACTTCTCGACCGTTGCTTGGAGAATGTTGAGCCACACGCAGACGCTATCTACATCTATTTCTCAAACAAAGATGGTTCATGGAATGATTCATGCGCCAAGGTTGCTGATAAGTACAATGCAAGTTATGTCTTCGCTCGTTGGGAAGATGATTTTGCGAAGGCACGCAACAATGCGTTCGCACTCGTACCTGAATCAGTAGATTACATCATGTGGTGCGATGCTGATGACGTATTCAAGGGACTCGATAAACTACGAGACACCATTGAATCATCAAAGGCAGACGGTTACGCGATGTGGTACCTCTACGACTTTGACGAGTACAAGCAACCAACTGTTGCTCACAAGAAGACAATGGTTATTAAGCGCGGTGCTGCTGAATGGGTTGGTAAAATCCACGAAGACCTCATGCCTAAGCGTGATTTGGATATTCGATTTATTGAAGGCATTGACCGTATTCACCTTACGACCGAGAAGCGTGCAGGAGAGAATCTTGAGCGCAATCTTCGTATTGCTAAGGTATCGTTGGAAGAGAATCCAAACGACCCACGCAACTATTGGAACGTAGCGAATACACTCTCTGGTCTTGGTCGTTGGAAAGAAGCAATTACTGCTTTCATCTCATTCGTAGAAGAGTCTGAATCAGACGACGAGAAGTACCTTGCGCTCATGCGTATGGCTGGTTGTTACGATGCACTTGGCGACAAGGAGAATGCAAAGAAGCATATGTACTTGGCTATGGGTCAGAACCCAGAGATGCCTGACGCATATCTACAAACAGGAAATATGTTCTACGCTTGGGGGAACTTTAAGCAAGCAAAGCGTTATCTATTGCACGGTCTCAAACAGAAACCTTCGTACCACTCGATGATTGTATTCAATCCACGCGATTACGACTACAACCCTTTGATGCTTTTGTCGAAGTGTTACTTCGCACTCAACGAGCCAGCACTTGCGATTCCACCACTTGAAGCGTGCATGAAAATCTACCCAGAGAACAAGAAGTTGGGGGAGATGCTTGACGCGATGAAAGAGCAAGAAAACAAAGACAAAGCAATCGCTGAAAAAGTTAAATCTCTTGTAGGAGAAAAGGATAAAGCAAAGGTTAAGAAGATTCTTGATGGATTCACTGTCGAGGAACGCTCTCACCCTGCCGTGTGTTCTCTCTATAATCAGATTTTCGTAAAGGAAACATCGTCGGGTAAAGACTTGGTATTTTATTGTGGTTTCACGACCCACGAATGGAACCCTGAAATGTTCAAGACAAAGGGTGTTGGTGGTTCAGAAGAATCTGTAATCCACTTGTCAAAGCACTTGAAGAAACTCGGTTGGAATGTAACTGTGTACGCAAACATTGGTCGTACAGAGATGGAATCAGATGGTGTCATTTGGAAACCATTCTGGGCCTACAATGTACGAGACAGACAAGACGTTACAATCCTGTGGCGCAGTCCTAAGTTGTGCGATTACGGACTCAACTCAGGTAAAGTAATTGTAGATTTGCACGACGTTGTATCACCAGAAGAATTCACGAAGGAACGCCTCGCAAAGATTGACAAGATTCTAGTAAAAACACACTACCACCGCAGTTTGTTCCCAAACGTCTCAGACGAGAAGTTTGCTGTCATTCCAAACGGACATACGATTGCTGTTGTTGAGGAGATTGAGAAGGACCAATACCTCATGGTCAACACTTCGTCACCAGAACGTTCTCTCGATACTCTTCCTGCACTGTTTAAGCGTGTAAAAGAAAAGGTACCGCAAGCACGTCTTCAGTGGGCATATGGTTGGGACATCTACGACAACGCGCATTCAGACAATCAGAAGATGATGGACTTGAAGGCTAGTATCGTAAAGGAAATGGAAGATGCGGGTGTCGAAGTACTTGGTCGTCTCTCACAGGGAGAAGTTGCGAAGTTGTACCACCGAGCAAACATTCTCGCATACCCAACTGTGTTCTCCGAAATTGATTGTATCTCAGTTAAGAAGGGTCAATCTGGTGGCGCGATTCCTGTAACAACAAACTACGGCGCGCTTGAAGAATCAAATAAGTATGGAGTAAAGGTTGCGGTAGACCCTAAGATGTATGACGCACCATTCGGTCTCAAAGACGAAAAGGCACAACAAGAATGGGTAGATGCTTGCGTGAAGATTCTTAAAAAGAAGATTGGTGACCGTTCAGAGATGAAGAAGTGGGCTGACGAAAACTTTACGTGGGAATCAATCGCTAAAAGGTATAATGACGCTATATGAGTAACGAATCACTACTGCAAGGAATAGACATCAAGTTCTTCGCCGACGTTTACGAATGGATTGGTGCAAACCAACTGGACTTGGAAGACCCAGTTCGTTTCGCAAAGATTAAGGATATTATTGCGTACATCAAAGATAAGCCAGACCCAAAGCACATTATAATTAAGGCTATCAACTCAAAGAACACCGATAAGGTTCAACATCTTTGGGAGTATGTTCAGGTTCGTCAGAAGGCTGAACAGTTGATGTCTGAATACGAGAAGATGGAGGAAATGGAAGGCGGTATTTCAGAGAAGTTTGAAGACACACAGTCTGAAGAAGACGCTTTTGAACTATCTCGCGTTCGTGAGATGAAGGGTAATCTATATAAAGACCTCGAATATGCCCAAGAAGAAATCAGAATCTACGAGAAGTAAGATTGCGTTTGTCTGGCAGGGAGTATCGAACGAAAAGATATTCAACCAGTGGAACGACGGACTTCGTGAAGCAGTACGAATACTCTCGAAGAAATACGATATTTCATTCCATGAACCGTGGGACAACATATCAGGTGTAGATGTGATTCTTTATTGGGAAGCACCTTGCACCATAAACGGTAGCAACGCGCCACACTACAATAAAGTAAGGCAGAACACGATAAAGAAGGCTCTTCTATTCGCTGGTGGTCCGATTCAAAAGGAATGGGTAGACGGTTTCAATATCGTCTGTGTGGAGTCAAAGATTAACTTCGATGAGTTCTCACAACTTGGTGTAGAGGTGTACACCGCGTTTGGAATCAACGATAAGGTGATGAAACCAAAGAAACTTCCAAAGAAGTGGAAAGCTATTCACCACGGAACGTCTGCATCATGGAAGAGACAGTGGCTACTTGGTGAAGCATTTGGTGCTGACGCTATTGTTGTGGGTCGTCATCAGAAAGAAGACCCATATCCATTCGATAAATGTAAAGAGTGCGGCTCAACCGTAATTGAAGAGAGTGGGGCAGAAGACATCTGTGATTACCTAAACCAATCGCATGTTCTTGTTCAGTCTGCTGATTATTGGGGTGGCGGACAACGCGCAACCCTAGAAGCAATGTCGTGTGGTATTCCTGTTGTCTGTATGACTGATAGTCCGAAGAATCGCGAGTACATCGAAGAAAGCGGTGCGGGACTTATTGTTGAGCCTAGCGTCGGGCATATCAAGACCGCTGTTGCTGACATTATTGAGAATTGGTCTGATGAGGAAAAGGCGCGTGGTATTGCATATGTTCAATCCAAATGGACAGCACAACACTATGCAGATAGTCTTGACTTTGTTATAAAAAAGTTGTCTAATTAAGATATGAAAATCTCCGTAATTACTCCTTCGATTCGACCAGAATATCTCGATATGACACAGGAGTGTTTGGAGAGACAAACATTTAAGGACTTCGAGTGGAATGTGGTATTGGGACTGAGAAACGGAGAGTGGACACTTCCATCTGACTGGAATCGGCTCATTCGTCAGTGTTCAGGAGACATTATTGTGATGCTCCAAGACTGTATTAAGATTCCCGACGATGCTCTTGAACGTATTGCGAAACTTGACCACGATATGAAGGGGTACACATTCCCTGTTGGAAAGGCAAAGTTCTACGATGCACGCGCTAAGTGGGATTGGCGCAAGCATGTTAATGGTAAGGTTCGACCAGACCAATGGGAGATTGATTTCGCATCTGCTCCACGTTCTCTTTTCTATGATGTCGGTGGATTCGATGAGGATTTCAACAAAGGTTGGTCGTGGGAGAATGTTGAGATTGCACACCGCGCAGAGATGGCTGGATACAATTTCTTCTGTGAGAACAAACTCGCTGTTGTTGCTATGGACCATGATGCTGTTATGAAGCACCCATTCCGTACAACTCGTGAAGCAAACAACCTTCGTGCATACAACTCTCGTATGGACGCGATTAATGGTGACTGGAAGAAGAAGTACCTATAATCGGATATATAATTGGAAATAGGATTATCGGGCAGATAACCTATTTTCCATGACCTTAGGAGACATAAATTCAAAAATCGAACAATTGACGGGCGCAGATACAACTGCGTACCCTATTGCTTCTCGCGTCATTGACGCAAACATCTGGCTCGAAAAGGTCGTGGGTATGATTCTTGATTCGCAAGATGAGTCAGACTATGACGACCCAAACTGGTCTGACTATGCGATTTTGACTACACCTCTTGTTGCAGGACAGCGCGACTACGCGATTCCTGTTTCAGAACAGGTGTTGAACATTAAGCGTATTGATATTTGTTACGACGGTACAAACCCTTATCGTGCTACTCCAATCGACGCTGGTGAAATTGTCGAAGGACTTGGTAACGATACACAAATCGACTCGTACTACTCAAAGGCAAGTCCTGTGTACGACACAGAAGGACTTTCATTCTTTATCTACCCTCGCGCAGATGCTACTGATGTAACCAACGGTGGTTATATCCGCGCAATGTGGAGCCGTAGTGCAAAGCACTTCACTACATCTGATTGGAACACTGGAACAGTTATTCCTGGATTTGATTACACATTCCACGCAATGCTTGCATACGGTCCTGCTATGGAATATGCAATCTCAAAGCAAATGCCACAAGCAAAGGCGTACGCAGACATTATTGCTGACTTTGAGTCTCGTCTTCGCCGACAGTACGGCTCAAAGCAAAAAGACCGTGTTATGCAACTGATTAGTACTTACATAGATTACGATTAAATTATGGCTACATTTACAAAATTCCAACCGTTCGTAGAAGCAATGGCTGAGGGAGTACACAACCTTGGTTCAAACCAACTCGTTGTCGCTCTTACAAACACGGCACCAAACGCAACAGACGCTACGCTTTCTCAAATTACAGAGATTTCGTACACAAACTGTTCGTCACGAAACATAACAACGACTTCGTCTGCACAGACATCGGGAACATACAAACTAGTTCTTGCTGACTTGGTTCTCACTGCTTCTGGTGGTTCTGTCGGTCCATTCCGTTACGTTGTTGTTTATAACGATACTTCTGCGTCAGACAACCTTATCGCTTACTACGACTACGGCTCTTCAATCACGGTAGCTTCTGGTGAGACATTCACAGTAGACTTCAACGCTTCGACTGGATTCCTAACGAACGCTTAACATGGCGATTGCGTTCAATACAAGTACGCAAGGCAAGGTAAACGCTGGAACGTCTTCCCTTACCATTTCCCACACCGCAAGCGGTTCTAACAGAATCGCTATTATTGGTGTGGTAAACCAGAACGCTACGTCAGGAATTGTTACTGGCGTAACCTACGGTGGAGTTGCTTGTACAAACGTAATTAATAACGTTCAGGCAGGTTCTGGTGCAAGATTGTCTATTTGGTATTTCATAGCACCGTCTACATCAGCTACTAACGTAGTCATATCACGCTCGAACACATCTGGTGCGCTGTATGGACAAGTCCTATCGTATACCGGTGCTAGTCAGACAACACAACCAGATTCTTCAGACGATGACGGCGGTACAGGAAACGTAACATCAAGAACCGCAACCGCCACATCAGTTGCAAACAATATCTGGGCTGCTGCTGTAGCGTACAACGACAACGGAAACCTTGCTGCGGGTACAAACTCTACTGCTCGTGGAACACTCCAAGATTCTTTGTTCAGAATGTTTGATAACTCTGGTGTTGCACCGATTACTCCAGCGAGTACATCGTATAGCATGGAAGTTACTGGCAATAGTGGTGGTATGGGAATTGCTATGGTCGGTATTACTCCTTTTGTTGTAAATTATGACCTCGTTGCTGAAGTTGGCTCCTTTACACTTACTGGTCAAGATGCAGACCTACTTGCACAAAGAAAACTCGTAGCAGAAGTCGGTTCATTTGTACTAACGGGATTTGATGCGATTCTCCGTAAGGGATACATTATTGCTGCCGAAGTTGGAACATTTGCACTAACTGGGTTTGATGCAGCACTCCTCTTTGCACGAAAACTAATTGCTGAAACAGGTTCATTTGTACTAACGGGATTTGACGCTAGTTTGAACAAAGGATACCGAATGATGGCTGATGCTGGTGAATTTGTTCTCACATTCTTTGGATTGGGTGGCTGGATTGGTATGCAAAAGAACTCATCAACGTGGGAAAACGGAGGAAAGAACTCTTCAACTTGGAACAATGGAAGCAAGAATTCATCTACGTGGTCAAACACCGACAAAAACTCGTAGTACAATAAAATCATGGTACGCGACCAACTCACAGAAAATCTAGGTGATTCACAGAATCTAGTACCAAAGTACACATACAGGCAACTTGAAAATCTCGTGTTTGAACTCGCAAAGAAAGTAAACGAGATGTACCCATGGTATCAACAAAGAAAACGACAGCAACTACAAGGTCCACTCGATAAAGCAACTCAAGATTTAATCCGAAGACTATGATTATATTCCCAGACCGAAACACACGTAGTTGGAAAAAGTCGAATAACTCCGATGTATTCGGAAGTCTCTATGTTACGAAAGACATTTCTCTTGATGAGGAAGGTTATCTTTCCACATCTGGTCGTGCTGTAAAGATTTTTGCAGAGACAGACGACGCCGACTTCGGAGGAGTTCTTGCTGTTACGTACTTTGGAGATACGCTTCAAATGGCTACAAGCGATAAGTATTTCACGCTTGATGATACTTCACCACTCGGTTCCGCACCAGCCGAAGATACCGCTAGTGATGTTGCTGATACAACGATTAACAGTGACCAAGCCATCTTTGACGATAAATTGTTTGTAGCAGAAGCGTCAGACATCAACTATAAGTCCTCTGGTGGAACGTGGGCAGACACAGCGATTACGATTGCATCTGGTGTACCGCACCCACTTGCTGTGATGAGAAATCTCAACTGGCTTCTTATTGGAAGTGGAAACACAATGAAGGTTGTAGACACAGCACTTACGCGACCTTCTGCAATTGCGTCTGACCCAATTCTACCTTCGGAGTTTGTAATCACAGACATCTCTGTTGGAGGAAACCTTGCTGTTGTTACTACTCGCCACAAATACGGTGGACAAGCCGCTATATTTACATGGGACGGTTCTTCGATTGCATTCGATGATGCGTATCCAATCTCAAGCAACATCATCTACTCAATCAAGCCATATAAGTCTGGTTGGGTAATTCTTGATGGAGACCTTAGTCTTCAATACTTTGACGGTGCTGGATTTGAGGTACTAGACCAATTTCCAACGTACTTCACAAGTACGAGTTTTGCTGATTACGACAACATCAAACTTCGTTCAAACACTCTTGTTGTAGATGGTGATTTGATTTATGTAAACCTTAACGGAACACAGGTTCAGGGATACTTCCCGAATACACCAGTTGGCGTATGGTGCTACGACCCGAAGTTTGGATTGTATCAACGACACTCTCAATCATTCACGGGTATAACACGCGACACCGCGATTGATATTGATACGGAAGTCAATACAACAACAGACGTTATAACTGTTACGTCTGCGCCAATTACAGGAACACCAGCCTTGTATATCGTATCGTCTGGCTCGATTACTCCTTTGGTATCAAATACAATTTATTACGTTATAAAGACAAGTGCTACAACGCTCAAACTTGCTTCTTCGTACACAAACGCGATGGCAAGCACAGCGATTGACCTCACCGCAAAGTCTGCTGGTACGGTCGGTCTTACATTCTTCAATGTTAAGGATTGGGGAATAACTAAGTCTTCAAAAGATTCTCCTGGATACGGTGTTTTCATTAACACAGCCGCTTCAATAAACAAACTCGGAGTCAGAACCATGTTCTCTTCTGATACGCGAAATGTTGCTGGTTCAGAACAAGACACTCTTAATGGTGTCGTGGACTATCTAGAAGGTCGTTCGTACGTTGTGTTGCCTTGGTGCGAGTCAACTGAGGTTAGAGACACATGGAAGAATCTCACTATTAAATACAACGGTGTTGTAACTGATTTGGATAAAATCATTGTTAAGTACCGAACAGAAGAACACGAACAACAATCGTACGACACCAACAACGACAATGCCTACGATATTACATGGACAGACACGGACACATTTACGTCTACGTCTACCATCTGGGCAAATGCTGTTGCGGGTAACGAAGTAACAATTCTTTCAGGAGTTGGTGCTGGATTTATCGCACACATCAGTTCGATTTCAAATTCATCAGGAACCTACACAGTAAACCTCGATGAGTCGTGCTACTTCATTACCGCATCAGATACTGCTGAGGCTATCTGGGAGAACTGGACAAAGATTCCTACAACAATTACAAGCACAGACGATAACGGCTACAAGGTACTTCCTATTGGTCGTTCTTCAAAGAAGATTCAGTTCAAGATTGAACTTCGCGGTATCAAACCTCGCATTGAGGAAATTATCGTAAGCAACGAAGTGTCTCAACCAATAGTATAATAAAATCAAATGCCTCCATTCTCACTCACTAGCGCGATAACTGGAATCGCAAAGAACGTAGGAACTCGAATTGGTAATTCTCTTCGTAGTAAGAAAACAGAACCAGTAAATATGTCTGCGGAGGTAATGTCACGACCAACAACAGTTGTCGCACCAAAACCAGTAGCAACTGCACCAAAGCCAACTGCAACAACATCATCACCAACGGCAACGCCTACCGCTGGCTCCGTGCAACTTGACCCACGTTTCCAAGGAATGTCTGCTGGAAAGATTGCAGATACTCTCGAAAATGAACGAAGAGATGCGGAGCGCGCAAAGCGACGTGCAAATATAACTCCTGAAATCGGAGATACTACTACCTCAGATGCTCTTTCACCAGACAATACAACAGATTCACTTGTGGCGCAGAATCAAAAGCGTATGCAAGATTTGTTTGCTAAGTTTGACACTTCAGAATCAGAAACACAAGCACAAACAAGAATCAATGAGCTTACAGAGTCAAGGAACTCTCTCGAATCGAAGAAGAAGAAACGCATCTCTGAGTTGATGAAAAACACAGAAGGTCTAACAGAAGTTGGACTTGAGCGTGTTGTTCGTGGAGAGGAAGCTGCTTTTGACGACCAGATTGCAGACCTCGATACACAGATTAGCGGTTTCCAATCTAACATCAAATCTTCACAGGAAGCAAGAACTCTTGCTTTGCAGAACGCAAAAATGGTTCAGGAGATGACTGGTGAACAAATGATTGGCTCTGTACAGACAGACCCAGTAACAGGAGAACAAAGTGCGTACTTCCAGAATCCAGTAACAGGAGAACTGTCTCAACGCTACGTTGGAACAATCAACATCTCGCCAGAGGATTCATTCTTCAACCTATCTGCTGGTGAACGACGTTACCGAATAAACCCAGAAACAGGCCAAGCAGAACTTGTTGCCTCTGCTCCTTCTGCCGCATCGTCTGCTGGAGGAAGTGGTTTTGGAGGATTTGGACTTAGTGGACAAACTTCTGCTGGAGGAATCAATCTTGGACAACTAGAAACGTCGTTTAGCCGTGTTATTACAGGACTACCGCTCAACCAACGTCAGTACGCAACGAGTTTCTTTAAGCAACTCGTAAACTCTGGCGATGCTCAGGGTGCCTATGACTACACAAAGCAGTTGATTATCGATTCTCTTCCTGCTGATGCTAAGAACAAGGTAATTGGTCGCGATGCTGCACTTGCCTCAATTAAATCTATCGAGCAAGACATCAAAGAGTTTGAAAGTGCAGGAGGAAGCACAGGATTCTTCACGGGAACACTGGAATCAATCAACAACAAGATTGGAAAAACTTCTGACCCGCGACTTGCTGAAATTGCCAACCGTATTGCTTTGCAAATTCAAGCATACCGCCAAGCAGTTTCTGGTCAAGGATTCACAGTATCCGAATCCGCTGAGTACTCTAGCGTATTCCCTGGAATTGGAAAGTCTGGAGAACTAAACCAGGCGAAGATAAACTCAGTAAAGAGAGAATTTACAAATCAACAGAATCAAATTTTCAGTGCGTATAATCTCCCTGAACCAGCTTCTGTGAATGATTCCCAGAATTCCGAACTCAGTGAAGAGGACAAATTGTCAATCTTTAATGAGGTTGCTGGTGGTCAAACAGAAGATAAACCAGCTACATCAGTGATTGCTAACACAGCAAAGAATCTTTGGAGCGGACTTAAAGGACTATTCTCAAACTAATATGGCTCTCTCTAAACAGCAAATCGAACAACTGAAAGGTCGCGGTCTTACTGACCAAGATATTGCGCGTTTTAGTGGTTCATCGGTAACAGACGTACAACAACGGGCAACAGAGCCTTCTGGTTTTGTTGGTTCTGCCGTTCAAACAGTTAAGAACATTCCACGTTCTGCTGCAAATCTCGTTAAGGACGTTGGAACGGCGGTTTTCAATCCTATTGATACAGCAACTGCTCTTGGAAAAACTGGACTTGGTTATGTACAAAAACTAACTCCACAAGAAGAGGGTTACGAAAAGTACGCAGACGCTACGAATCAGTTCTTTAAGGAACGATACGGCTCTGCTGATGCGGCGAAGAGAACTCTTATCAATGACCCTGTTGGATTCCTTGGTGATGTATCATCAGTGTTTACTCTCGGAGGTGGTGCAGTATCGACTGCTGCTCGTGTTACAGGAAAGACGAGTCAGATTGGAAGTACTGTATCAAAGGTTGGTAAAACTGCTTCTCGTATCGGTGAAGTTGTAGACCCCGTTCGTGCTGGAGCTATCGCTACATCAAAAGCTGTTTCAAAGATTCCTGGAGTTAAAGCGATAGGTAGCACAATCTCAAGAGGTCTCGGAAGTTCACCAGAAACAGTTTCAGCTGCTTCTCGTATTGGAGTAGACATTCCAGCTGGTGCCAAATCAATCGAGAACACTCGTGCAACATCTCTTATTGAAGGTGTTGCCGCTCGAACCTTTGCAACCAAGAAAGTTGCTGATATGTATAACCGCGCATCGAATGCTCTCGTCAATGCTTCTGACGATATTGTTTCTCGCGTCGGAAAACTAGAAGACATGTCTACTCTCGGTGAAGAACTTGCTAAGTCATCTAAATCATTTGCAGAGAATTTGCAAGCGATTAAAAACTCTTTGTACGAACAAGCAAAACTACCGAGCAAGTTTGCTCCGAAGTCGAAGCAAATTATTGTTGCCCCAACGAGAACTCTTGAATTCTTGAAAGAACTTGTTCGTCGCGAAACACCCGCCGCTGGACTCCGTGGAAAGAATACGGAGTTGTTCAACACATACTCGAAATTGCTTACAAACATTGAGGCACGAAATAAAAAGGGAGACCTTCGAGTTTCTGATTTTGATGCTCTCCACAAGTCTCTTAACAGAGAAGTGGGTTCTGCAACATCTCCGTTCTCTGGCGGTGCTACTGGTGAGTTAAAAAAGTTGCTTGCACAGATGGACGGTGACATATTTGATTCACTCGAAAAGCGACCAGACCTTCGCGATGCGGTTGTTAAAGCAAAGGATTCGTACATGAAGTACCGCGAAGCAGTGGATTCTGTCTACGCACAAAAGATATTCAAGTTTGCTGACGAAGGACAATACGACAAAATCGTTCCAGCAATCATAAATAAGAACATGTCTGCTGACGATGTTGCTCGAATCTACGAAATGATTGGAGAAGAGAATGTTCCAAAGGTTCGCGCAGCTCTTCTCGACGACATCTTCACCAAGGCTCGTAACGACTCTGGTGATGGATTCCGTAAAGGAACCCTCGATGGAGCTTTCCGTGGATTTGGAGACAGAAAACTTGCAGCAATCTTTGGCGAAGACAACCTTGGTGTCATTGATGATATTCGTCGCGTTGCTCGAAATCTTGAGGAAGCACGTGGAGTAGCACTTGCTAACCAGAACTCTTCCATCGTGCAGATGGTTGCTTCTATTGGTGCGCTTCTGGGAACATCTCTCATAAGTCCAGCAGCATTCCTCTCAACCGCTGGAATTATCCTAGGTGGTAGCAGTATGTCAAAACTTATTTCTTCCGCGACTGGTCAAAAGATTCTGTCGCAAGGTCTATCTTCGACACGTCCTGCTCAGATGGCTGGACAAGTAATCGAAGCCGCTACACCTGCGGTACGCCCAGTAGGAATGGTTCTTCGTGGAGCTGGTCAAGTCGAACAGAATGTAGAAGAAGCACAATAAATGTACAGACAAGTATCAACAGTACAAGGAATCCCCGTAAACAAACTCGTTAAAGACGGGGTATATGTTCGTACTGTTAATGGTCAATCTGGTGATGTAACTGTAAGTGGTGGCGGCGGAACACTTCAAGAAGTAACCGACGAGGGTGCAACAACAACAGTTGAATCCACATTCTCTGGTGGTCTTATAACACCACAAGTAAAAGCATCAACATCTGCTGGTCTTGATTTGAAATCAAACAGCGGTACAGATATTGGTCGTCTCGGTGCAGGTGGTGGTGCAGGTGTTACTTGGTATGGAAACCATGCTTTCTCACAAATGACAGAGGGTTCAATCGGTTTCTTCGGTGCAAATGGACTTCTTTCACAAGATAACCAAAACTTCTACTGGAACTCACCGTCAAGACGACTGGGCGTATACGCCTCATTAGGTACAGAACTTCTCACCAATCCAAACTTCACAGGAAACGCAACAGGCTGGACTCTTGGTTCTGGTTGGGAGTATTCGTCTAACTCGGTATCGAAGACTTCAAACGGCACTGCTACACTTTCACAGTCAAACGTATTCCAGCCGAACGAGGAATACATTATTTCTTTGGTCGTATCTAATCTCACTGTTGGAACACTGACGCCAACATTTGGTGGTGTCGGGCAAGCCACTATTTCAGCAAACGGTACATATACGTATCGCGTGATTACTCCAGCCAGCAGTCCTTTTTTACTTACTCCAAGCAACACTGCCCGACTCACTGTCGATACAACATCAGTAAAACTTCTTTCTGGTGGTTCAATACGAACAGGACAACTCAACACATGGGCAAGCCACAGCAACAGTAATCCTGGAACGACATACCAACAACGATTCGATAACAAGGGTGGAAACACGTGGACTGAATATCGCTTTAACGGAACACTCCGTTCGGCTATTGGTGCAAACAGTAGTGGTGTGCTTTCATTGTACTCATCAGGTGGTAACGGATTTGAGTTCTACACAGGAAACTCTGGTCTAACTTCAAACACGCTTTCAGCGTACCTGTACCCAAGTGGTTTTGTTCACTATGGATTTGGTCTTTTTGGAGACAAGGTACACGCTGGTTCAACATTAACAGCGCACAGCACGTTACAATCAAACGGTGGTTTTGCTGTAAAAGGTCGTCGCATTACGGCAAACACAACACTAGATAACAGCGCAACCGATTGGTTTGTTGACGCTTCAAGTGTGGCTTGTAGCGGTACACCAACAACACCGTGTTCCTCATACACCAACTCAACAGACTGTCTTGCGCGCGATGCACACGGCGGCTGTTCATGGTTTGCTGGTTACGATTGTTCTGCCTACAACGGAGACCAATCTTCATGCGAAAATCAGTCTGGCTGTACATACGAGACGGCATCATGCGCACCATTTGGAGACGAATCAACATGCAACTCATACAGCGGTTGTTCATGGACAAACACGCCACAAGACTGTTCTGTGTACAACGGAGACCAGTCAACATGTGAATCGACATCTGGCTGTACAGCAAACTTCGATTCTTGTTCTAACTACTCAGATGGTGGTGGAGACGGTAGTGCATGTGATTCCGTCGCTTCTCAGGGTTGTACGTATGATTCGGGAACAGGAGAGTGTTCTGGTGGTTCATGGTTTACATCATGTTCTGGTACATACGATTCATTATCGTGCGAAGGTAACTACTTTACTGGCAACTGCACAGGCTCATATGGCGCCGCATGTTCAGGTACCGCTTCTTGTGTCGGTATAGATGACCAGACCAACTGTAACAACGAGAGCGGTTGTTCTTGGTCTACCGCTGTTACTCTTACGCTACCATCGGCGGTAACGTATGTTGGTAGGCACTACAACATTGTTAATGACTCATCGACTGGTTCAGACGTTATCATTACACCAACAAGCCCAGACACAATTAACGGAACAACTTCTTTGACGCTTGCAGACTACAAAGATGCTGTTGGCCTCACAGCATTCTTTGAGACCGCTTCATGCGCGTCTCTTTCGGAAGGAACGTGCGGTTCTACTTCTGGTTGTACTTCGACAAACCCAAACTGCACTTGGAATGGTTCAGAATGTACGGGCGGTACTGGTTGTGATGGCTACACAGATGAATCCTCCTGCATAAGCGCAACATATTTTGAGTGTGTAGGAACGTATTCCATTCGACGCAATTGGTACGTTAGAGCAGGCTACGGAATCTAACAGTGCTATACTAAAACCATGGAACAACTCACAACGCTTGCAGAAATAAAAGCGGCAATCGCAACAGGTAGGACCATTATTATTTTCTCGAAGGAGAATTGCCCGAACTGTACCATCACCAAGGCAAATATTGAGAAAATTCAACAAGAAGCAACCGACGTTGTTTTCTACGAAGTAAAAGCGATTCAAGAGGATAACGAAATTAACCGTTCGTTCTTGCCTAGAAAGAACTTTATGTTCCCCGTTATTCACTCGTTTGCAAACGGTGAGCATGTGCGCGGTACAACTGGCTTGCGTTCTGTCGAACAACTAAGGGAATCGTTTGTTCCCGTTAATGTAATGAAGACGATGTTCTACGACATTACAGCAAAGCATCGACACATTGAGGACACTCTAAGAAAGGACATCGACGGTAACGTATCGGTAAACATTATTAACGAACCGCCTGTACCTCTTGCAGACCCGTCTGAGGATATGCAGTGCGATAGTTGTCAGTAACATGCAAACTCACACAGAAAATAAAAGTGTCTCGAAAACGTATTCACTTGTACCAAACCTGTTAATTGCCGTTAATCCACTAACGGGAAAACGATTTGCGCGCGTATCAATTAACTACGAATCAAGTGAAGGAACGTCTGGTCTTGATGAAGTGTTTATCTCAGAAGAAGATTTTGACGTATTCTATTCTGAGTACAACTCAGACGAGTATCTTTTGAGGTTAGTAAAGCCAGGGGTTGACGTTACTGAAGGAGATGTCAAGAACTTTATTGAGGAATGAAAAACAATATGGAGTTTGACACAAAGCACACTTTTATACTTATAGCCGCTATTGGCGGTATCGCAAAACACCTGTCTGAGTACTTAAAAGGCTCCACATTCAGAATCAGACAACTGATTGCGAACACTATTGTAAGCGGTTTTTCGGGATACATTTTTGCGGAAGCGGCATACCAAATGAATCCAGAATGGTCTCACGTAGCGGCTGGTATTGGAGGTTACATGGGCGCACAGGCATTGGACTTTGTTTTTTACGTTATTAAAGAAAGATTTGATAAGAACAAATGTCAACCAGATTTGAAGTAAATAAAGTACTATCGGTACAACTGTACACAAATTCTAAGTTCAACTGGAGCAAGAAGTTTATTGCGATTAACGCATACCTTGCAGAACATGCGTCTTTAAAGTGCGAGTTTGAAGTTAAACCATTTGATACTTCAAAGGTAAAGATTTCTGGTGAACACGTAGATAAGTCATGGTTTGATACCGCGGTAACGGCAAACTCAACAGCAGATGTTGTCTGTCTACACATCGACAGAAAGACATGGACAGCACTTGGAGGAAAGAAAGAAAACAACGGTAGATACTTTGTAGACAAAGACGGTGTATCTGAGTTCTATGTTGTAGCAGACGAGAAGCAAACAAAGAATCGCGGTCGCAAGTGGGATATGTTTGTACATACATTTATGCACGAACTATGTCACGCACTCTACTCACGTGGAGGACAACCTCTCAAGTCAATCGTTCTTGATGAGCAATTTATCGCTGGAACAGATAACACACACTACTTCGATAAGGTGAAGAAGAATCTTGACCTCGTGTGGCCTGACATTACATTCCTTAAAGAGTCAAAGAGCGTAATTGCTCGTGTTGTCGATTCGTTGAAGTCTGCTTTCAATAAGCCAACAATCTCTCAGTTTGCAGAAGCAATTAAAGAGTTTGAGGGTTGGTTTGCTCCTGGAACAAACGGTTACCCAAAGGGTTCGGTATCGTACCGCAACAACAACCCAGGCAATCTCCGTTGGTCTCCATTTGAATCAGGAAGCGTAAACAACTTCTCTGTATTTAAAACATACGACGACGGTTGGAAAGCACTCCTTCATCAAATTAGAATTGCAGTAAACGGCAAGTCGAAAGTATATCGACCTACCGATACTATTCTTCAATTCTTTGAGAAGTACGCACCATCGTCAGACAACAACTATCCACACATCTACGCACAATATGTTGCGAAGAAGTTGGGAGTTACAACTGCGTTACGATTGGAGAATCTCCTCGACCAGTAATACCTTTGTAGGCAATGTAATCAAGGTCTGGTACTGGGAAGTATTGCCCGCACTTGTGGCACTTACGGTACAAAGCACCAACAATACCGATGTGGTCTGAACATCGAGATGTTTTAACTTCTTGCACCTTCTTTTGCTTGTTAGCGATTCTTCGGAATGACATTGATATTTTTCTTAACGTACTCTGCTGCTGATATATTAAAGAACACCGCCGCTCCATGGTCTTCTTCTGAATCCCATTCATTGAACCACTGCATAAAGTGTCGGAAGGCAGAGGCTTTGAATCTGTCTAACTCTTCTTGTGAGTTAGCCAACTTCCAATTGTTGTCTCCGTACTTCTCTGCACCACGGGTCATAAGTTCTGCCCAACGCTTGAACATATCCATGTCTACTAGGTCGTAGCGTACCTTTCCTTCCTGAACATCGCGTCTCATTCCAGACGGATAGTCGATTCTCTCGCCAGAATCCTTAGTCTCGAAATTTGGCGTTTTAAGCATGTCGATGACCGTAATGGTATCCAAGTACCCAGTACCCGTAGAATCGAAGATTTGACCGAGTTTCGTGTTCTCACGTGTTGTGGTTAAGCCATTTCTAGACACCGATTTTTGGTTCTTCGAGTTTCCCCTCTTTCGTGAGCCTGTTGAAGTGCTCAACGAGTTCTGGGAGTTGTCCGCGCGTGTAATCTTCTTTTTCGAGGAGTTTGACATATTTTGCAATTTGT